AAAATTTTGTTCTGCTTCGTTCACGTCGAAGCCAAGATTGTACTCAACAATTTGTTGCGCAGTCATGTCTTTCTCGAGCACGCGAGCACTATTGAAAGTCACATAACCATTGATGTCGCTTTTCATATAGTGCGGACTTCGAGCGCGACGATAATAACTGTCAGCGCGACCACGATCATACGGACTACCATGTCGGTCATCGATGTTCATTAGGCAACCACCTGCACGCGAGAATCGACACCCTTTTCTTCAGCCATGTCGTCAAAGAAATGATTGCCAGGAAGCGGAGCAGTGAAGAAGTCAGACGGAAATTTCTTGTCCAACTGACCCTGCCACACACGCTTGATGGTCTTGGCGCGGAAAGTGCCGTCCATCTTGCTGATGCCGACCACGAGACCGACATAATAACAGTTATTGATACCGACGAAGTCAAGACTCTTGACCACGTCACCGATTTTTACAATAGTGTTTTCGCTTTTCATAGATATATTATCGCATTTTACCCTAAAAAAGACAACAGGTGAAACTCTTGCAAAATCAATAACTTACAAGCACGCTCTCGAACACACGTTTTGCCTGTTCGAAAGTGGTGTCAGGAAGGTCGATTTTGTTGCCAGTAGAGCGGCATTCTATCTGATAATGATAATTTCCCACATGCCAGAGTGTATGGCGAGCACCGAATTTGTCGTTTTTCGACTCGATATAATGATATCTCATACAACAATTGTCGTATAAAACACAGGGGAAAACAACAGTATTTTTTTCTGTAAAATCAATAACTTATGTCAGTCCCGTAAAACCGAAGGAGAAGCCGAGAGAGCGGTCCTAGAATGGGGGTTCCCCGAGTTCTGGGGGAAGGTCGAAATAGCGTATTCGGACTCCTGCCTCGCGCAGCATGACTTCCGCATGCTCGATCGAGTAATGCTTTCCCGCACCCTTACCAGAGAATGGTCGGTTTGGTCCGATGACTTCCTTGATCCCTGCTTGAATCAATGCGCGTGTACAATCAGCGCATGGCTTTGGTTCCCAGTTTAGATATGCACGAGAATTGTTGAGTGAAACACCAACACGTGCTGCGTTGAAGATTGCATTGCGTTCAGCATGCTCAACCCAATGGTACTTTTCTGGACTCTTCCAACGATCTTTCCAATCTTCTTCAATGCCTCTTGGAAAGCCATTGAAACCCGTCGACAAAATAACATTATCATCATTTACAATAATACACCCCACTTTTGTCGACGGGTCTTTGCTTTTCTGAGCGATCAGAGTAGCCTGCAAGATAAACAATTCATCCCACGATAGTTCATCACGAATCATAATATAATCTCAATGGTTATTTGATTTCAATCTTACGAGGTTTCTGTTCTTCAGGAATGACATTTTCTAATTGAATAGAAAGAATGCCATCAGCAAGTGCAGCATCACGAACCACTACTGTATCAGACAAAACAAATTGGCGAGCGAATTTACGACCAGCAATACCTTTTACAAGATATTCGCGAGTGTCTTCCTCTACCTTTTTGCCTGTAACTTTGAGAGAGTTTTTCTCAGCAGTGATTTCAATCTCATCAATCTTATATCCAGCAACTGCTAGTTCCACGACAAAGTTGTATTCGTCTTTCTTGACGACATTCACTGGAGGAAAGGCATTGGATGTTGCTGTTAGTAGATGAGCCGCATTATCGAGAGCAGCGAACGCATTTTCAAACCCAAGAGCAGTTGGAAGAAGGCGATCGAGTGATGCGGATGTGAGTGTTGTGATATTAGTCATTTTGTTACTCCTTTAGTAAGCAAGTATAGTTATGGAACCCCAAATGGGCATTCCAATTCTATTTAGGAAATTCTGTTGGTCCGTCGACCTGCCATTCTTCCATAGGTGCGGTTTCTTTTGCAACACCAGTTGATCCAAATCCACCAGATCTTTCAGAATGTTTTTCTGGTCTCTTTGATAGAACAGTGAATCCAAATGGTTCGTTGGCAACGACTTCAGCCTGAGCAATACGATCTCCACGACGAATCGTTTGATGCATCTTTGAGATGTTGGTAAGTAGAACAAACACTTCTTCTTGATAATCAACATCAACGACGCCTTCGCTATTTGCGAGGATCAACCCTTTCTTGAGCGAAAGTCCAGAGCGAGGATGAAGGCGAATGCTGTAATTCTGAAGTGGCAGTTCTTTCCGAGAAATATCAGAATAAGTTTCAATCGTAATCAACTGTTCGATCTTGAAGATCAGTCCAGTTGGAATCAATAAACGATCTCCGTGAAAAATTGAAATTTCACCAAAAGAGTTCACTTCGCGTTCTATTGGAGAATTGAATTCGTCGTATCCATGCACAACATTACTTGTTGGCTGAAACGATAGATCAAAACAATTTGCGAATTTCGTACCGTATGTTGGAAGTTCAATATCATCACGAAGTTTATACACATTCACTGAGAGCATAATTTATCCTTCCTTCTTTTTCTTCCCGATTGTATACTTGGAAACCAATTGCCACTCATTCTTCTCCTTGAATGGAAGAATCTTGATCTGGCTCAATGGTGCGACGTTATCCTTTGTCTTGTTTTCATCGACGAGTTTTACCAAACCCCACTCAGCCATTAGGTTCGCAATCGTGTTACGACGCTGAATGTCATTATCAGACATGTTCGATGGCTTACCGTCTAATTCAAAGAGTTCTTTGAAATGAACAATGTAATACTTTCCTTGTTTATGGAGGATATGGCAAGACTGATAAAGAATGTTGTCGTTCTTTGCAGCGACACCGATGCGCGTTAGAGTTTCGCGGACTTTGAGGAAGTCGTCTTGCTTTTCTAGTGTGACTTCTACTAATTTTTCGACCATGGTCAATCACCCTTATATAATTGTTTTTTCATTGCGGTGATTTGGTCGTCGGATAGAATCTTTAATGCTTCCTCTGCTTTCGCATCGGAGTAACCATAGTATTCCTTGACAACACTCAAATCACTACTTTGAGCCTTTTTATGCCATTTTGAATATTGGCGCTTTTGGGCTCTTACAATATTTAGGAGAAAGTCGTATTTGAGTTTATTGTCGAGAGTCGAGAATCGATTCATCTCATTCGCGAAAAGAACGGTATCGCGATGAAACGAGAGTGCTCGGTTTACCATAAACGATGAATATGACTTTTCATCCTGTTCTGTCAGGAGAGCATATTCCTTCGTCTGTAGAATAGACGGAATGATTTCCTTGAATAGATCAGCCACGATTTTTTCTCTTTTTAGTTCTTCGTTCGCGTTCAATTTTACACATCCAACGCAAACCTTCGTCTGATAAATTATCAGATGCCCAATCTAAGTAACCAATTGGTACATCTTTGATGTAATATCCTTTGTACTTGCCAAATGGTATTTTAGTGTATTGAGATTCTTTTCGAATCTCACCGATCAAATCATCTTTTCTAGCCATTGAACTTACACTCCACCATCATCTCGGTCAGACATGCGGTGAGGTTCAGTTCTTGATCTGCGACAAACGCTGCTTGGTATTGATACTTGGCGAGAATCAATACAGCATTCGGAATCGTGGACTTATCCATGATATCATACAGACTGTCGTAGATTTTACGATAGATCTTTGCAGGATCATCACCACCAAAGTCAGCAACCCACTTGCGCATTGCACTGAAGTTTTGATCTTTGAGTGATGTCACCAATTCATTGATCGAAACATCAGCAATGCTGGTGAGAATACCTGAATCAATCTTACCGCTCACACTGTAACGCTGGAGTTCATTTAGAACACGACGATAATCTGGGAAATGCTTCTTGACAACTTCAGCCAGTACTGCCTTATCAAATGGAATCTTTTCACCAGTTAGAATCTCTGATGCACGCTTCATGAAAGCCATTGCCATCTTTGGCTTTTCTTCTTTGCGCAGTTTGAATTCAATCACAGCACAACGACTATGCAACGGTTCAATGATACGATTCTTGAAATTGCAAGTCATAATGAACGTGCAGTTATGCGCAAACTCTTCCATTGCTGCACGCATGGCTGGCTGAGTTGAGTTTGGATTTAGATAATCTGCCTCATCGATGATGATAACTTTCTTACCACCACCAAGAGACATCGCACTTGCATAATTCTTGATCTTGACGCGGAAAGTGTCGATTCCCGACTCATCCGAGCCATTGATCATCAGATAATCACAACCGATCTCGTCACACAATGCACGAGCAACGGTAGTCTTACCTGTTCCTGGAGTGCCACAAAGTAAGAGATGGGGAATCTCTTTGCGATCAACATAAGATTGGAAAGTTGCCTTGTATTCATCAGGAAGAATACAATCGGCAATAGTGTGCGGACGGTATTTTTCAACCCACAACGCTTCATTCATAATATAACTCCTGATTGCTTATTCAGTTACTATTCTACGCCATTTTCCGTTTGTCATCAAGTACATCTCGCCATCAGGACCGACGGTCATACTTGCGGTTACATGCTTTTGTGTTCCTGGAACAAAACGTGGACCGAAACTAACTGTACCATTTGGTGGTACGAGTTCACCATACTCAGTGCCAATAGTCATCTTGCCA